CCAGCCGCTTCCTCTACCAAGAGCTAAATTTTGAGGAAGTTCCGAACCTGCGTCCTTAGAGGCTATTATACCTTATTCCCGTTGTAGTCATACTGCGATACTTTACCTTCAACGTCTATCAACTGTAAGTGAAAACCTTCCGGTGTAGCTTCACGGGCAAAATCCTCAATTGTGCCATAGGTCATTTCATCAGGTACTTCAGCTTTCACAACCCTTGACAAATCCCTGATATCAAGTACAAATGGATTATTATTGATCCACGTCACTTTCACCTTCATACCGTTTCCTCCTTTCGTCCTTCAGGTATCAGCATAGATAATGCTACAACCACCGCCAACGCCACAATCACCATTCCACTGATACTGTCCTTATCTGTTGCCTCCACATTGCAACCCAGCCAAATCCCGTAGACCATACCCACGACGATAGCCGCCTTCTGTAATTTTCTGAATGCCTTCATATACTGTTAAGTTTTAAGAGTTCTTTAAAATCAGTTCATCAATATCGCCGTAAGAGGTAATGTCTTCAGGCAACAGGATGGATTCCTGCGAATCCTCATCGTATGCCACATCTATGCACACTTTATCGTTCTCCACGCTCAGAAGAGCGTTGTGGTTCGCCATCAATTCCCGCAATTCCCGCAGGAACGCCACCTCTTTTTCCGTTAATTTTCTGTCCATATCGCTTTAATTTTTAATCCTTTAATTCTTAATTGAAAAATCTACCCCTATTCATCCCGAACCGGGATAGTTTCGCTACATTTGTAGCATCAACCATTTAAATTATATAACCATGATGTTCTTCGATCATTTGGAAGAAAAACTTGCATCCGATCAGGCAAGATGCAAAGAGGTTCTTCAGGACTTGAAATGTCCGGTTCACAAGCTAAAGGCCCGTGTCACTTATGACTACGACGACAACTTCACTAATGCCCATATTAAGAAATGCTGCTGTCCGCAATTTGCCAAGCAAGTGGCGGACGCGCTGACCGAAGCTGAGGTCATCGATGTAGTAGTAATTGGAGACTGTGAATACACTCGCTGAATCGGATATTCGCCTTACCGAAACCCGGCATGTGTCGCTAACCATGAAAAGTTTCTTCTTGAACCGTTCGTGATTGGCGATGCGTGCCACTTCCTGATTCGTTAAGTTCTCACCTATTACAACAGCCTGAAAAATGAGCCGTTCTCTACGTAATTCTCTTTTCATATCCATACCATTTATAAGGTTATTACTTTCTCATACGGATTATCCACCAATCTCACCTCGTACAGATTTCCGCCATGATTCAGAGCATAAGCCCGGATAATCTTGGCCGATGGACTATTGGTCTCATAATTAAGAGCCGAACGTACCGTTCGTGTGGTCACTTCAAACTTCGTTGCTATTTCTTCCTGCAACTCTGTACTTGCTTCAATGAATCTTTTCTTTTCTGCCATTGTATTTCTGTTTTTTGAGTTAATTCGTTATATTTGGGGCGTCTTTCAGAATGGAAGACTTTGCAAAGTAAATCAAGATTCTTGATATTAGCAAATAAAAACCCAAGAAAAATGATATTAATATCGAAAAACTTGAAGTTTTTGCGGAAGAAGCTAAACTTCACCCAAGAAGAATTGGCTGAAAAGCTAAATGTGAAAGCTAACACCATATCAAATTATGAAAAGGGTGTTAGCCAGCCAGATATTGCTTCCATAAGTATTTTAATGGGAATATTTGATGTCTCATCTGATGAATTACTCTTTGAAGACTTATCAACCAAAACATCAAGTAGCTTGATGAATAAGTTTTATTATCCTTCTACATCAGTAGATGATAACTTTGTTTCCATTCCATTAGTCGATATCTCTGTTGCTGCAGGATGTTCAGGGTATGATAATCCTGATTATTTAGAAGTAATAGACAGTATAAAGATGCCTTCTTCTATGGTACGCGATGGTCGCAGATACTTTTGTGTCCATATCAAAGGAGAAAGTATGTCTCCTACATTATTGGATAGTTCTTACATCGTTGTTAGACTTTTAGAACGCTCGGAATGGCAAGACATGCCAGACCGGCATATTTACGTTGTGAGTGATCGTGATGGACGTTCATATATTAAGCGGATTAAAAACAGGTTCAACAAAAACGGCTTCATTGTATGCATGTCGGATAATATAGATAAGGTTAATTACCCAAACTTTAACTTGGAAGAGCAAGAAATAAACTCAATCCTCCATGCAGAGTGGTATTTCAGTGCCAAAATGCCCAACCTAAACGAGACATATTACGATAAAGTAAATCAATTGGAAGACAAATATGATATGCTTGAAGGTCAAATGAAACGGATATTACAAGCTATCAGTATTAAATAATTAAGATAAGAAATAGAGTCGAATATAAATCAGCAAGTTTTTTTAAACAACGATTAATAACCATTTAAAAATAAGAAATATATGGATGTTTTGGTGTCGATTATTATTGTAGTATTTGGTATTCTTCAGATTGTTTTATTCTTCAAAATATGGGGAATGACCAATAATATCTTCGAGATAAAAGAACTGATAAAGAAATATAGTATCGAAGAGAAAGTAAATCCCAAGCAACAAAAGCCTACTACGAAAACGGATATACAAATAGAAGACTTGGTAATAGAATTGAAAAGTAAACGCCAATTAAAAGTCGTAGATATAACAGAGGATGGTAGATTTCAATGTAAAACTCCAGGTGGAATAGCGCCTATAGGCTTTTTTGAAAGAGATGAAATTGAATTAGTCAGAAAAGAAGAATGACACAAAAAGAAGGAATCAATTTCTGATTTATAATCAACACAATAATACGTGGCATTCAAACAGTAATTAACAGCAATAAAATATATAATAATGAAAGAATCCACTAATATCCCCTTCATTGCTCTCAATTTTAAGCTCCCGGCACAATCACCGGGAGCATTTTCCATCAACAATCAATCAATAACCTTAAATCTCCGTACGTTTTATCCCTCAGTCGGAGTACTGATCAGCGGGAACGTTACCAACACCTTCAAAAACTATTGTGGCGAAAGCAAGACTCGAACTTACAACCTCAAGGCTATGACCCTTGCGAGCTACCAATTGCTCCATTTCGCAGTATGAAATATGCCATTAATACGTCTTATTCTGCAAATATAGTAGCAATAACAGTATAATGCATTACATATCAACTATTTAACATTGCAACATCTATAATAACAACGTATTTAAGGTGTCAACTCAGGCATAAAATAACCGTTTTTACCTCTATTTTGCGTATTATAGGTGTAAACTCAAACAAAAAAAATGGGTAAAAAGTAAGCCTGTAGTAAGCCTGTTATGATACAATTCGTTTTTGTTATGGTAAGCCTGTAGTAAGCCTGTTTGTCTGCCTGTTCCCTAATTTAACTATAAATTAACAATAAACTGGTGTAATAATTGGCGTACTACGCCATAGTATACGTGTTATATATGTATTTCGATTCTACTGCCAATACAATGAATATTCTCGCTATTCAAATGTTATATTTCCTATTTAAAAACTTCTATATAATTATTATTTGGAATATATTTGCAAAAGAAACTTCTAAATATAGATGATATGACTAAAGTTATTCACGTGCACCTGATCTTTGAGAAGAAAGATTATTATTTCGGCAGCATCAGCGCAATCTATGATGTTTTAAACGATGTTCAAATCGGCATTAAACAAAGTACCCTGCTCCACGCTGGTCTGTGTGACGGAGGTGTAAAACTTACTCAGAGAGCCATTATAAGACAGTCTCATCTCATCCGCAGCGGGAGGGAGTAATCCATCCTACAAATAAAAAAGATAGGCTATTTTGCTAATCAAATAGCTAAAATAGCCTATCTTTGTATGTCGATGTAACATTCGAGGTTCGATGTAACGCTCAGACCTCAATAATGTAACTCATTTGTTGCCCATTGTAACATTTCGTTTTAAGTCAAGGTTCACACACCAATCAGCCTCAATCGCTGTGTTCATCGGCATTTCAGCCCAATCAACTCACCTCATCACTTTACACAATTCGTTCTGTGCCCCATACGTGTAGTGAAATCAAAGTACTCTTCTGCTGTTTTAGTACTGTTCTTCCCGTTGTTAGGGTTGTACACATCATCTACGCAACTTGCCATCCACAGGGTTGCACTAAAAAGGACAAAGGTTTTAAAAGTGGTTTTTCTCATAATACATAATGTATAGTTGTTATTAGACGCCCCAAATCTAAGTACAATATAGATTAGCATTATTAGTAAATGAGTAGAATCTGCAAGTTTCCCTCCGCAACCGTTTGCGATAATCCTCTCATTTACATAGATATAGTGA